AAAGTTATTTTTTCTTTGAATGATATTAGATTACATAAATATTTGAAAGTTTTAGGTGATTGTTATAATAAATTTATACCATTAGAAATAAAACAATTAAATTCATTATATTTAAATGAATTGGTTCAGTGGTTTATTATAGGTGATGGTAGAACTCAATATAGAAATGATAAAATTGTTAGACAAAATCTTTTTTCAGTTTCAAAAAAATTAATTGAAGATTTACATGAATGTTTAATCAAGGCTGGTATGTCTGGTAATTGGACTGTTATCGAACCATGTGATGATTATGAATTTGCTGGTCATATGATATTAGCTGAAAATAAAAGCGATTTATTTCAATTGAATATTTCTAAAACTAAAGGTATTTATTTAGATCCGAGATTTTTGAAAATTGAAATTATTGAACATGATGCTAATGTTTATTGCCTAACTGTCAAAAATTCAAATTTTTATATGAAACAAAATAATAAATCATTTTGGACTGGTAATTCACCTCAGATAAATATTGATAGAATTTCTCATGTGATAGAATCTTTGGTAATGGAAGATAATGTTGGTAGGGGTGTCGCAAGATTAATAGATACTCCAATGGGAAGAATAGCAAAAACATTAGTATCTGAAGGAATTATTCTTGGTATGTCAACGAGAGGTGTTGGTAGTTTGAATGGTGATAGGGTTGGTGAAGAATTTCAATTATTAACCGTGGACCTCGTTTTGGAACCAAGTTGTCAACAAGCCTTTGTAGAGGGAGTATTGGAGAACAAGGAATATATAATGGATGGAGATCAGATTGTTGAGGTTGCGATTAGGAATTTACAAAAGAAGGTAGAAAAAAAGTATGATCCTAAGTCAATGTCATCTAATGTTTTAGGATACATGAATGAATTTTTGAGAGATATTGGAAGAAAAAAAATGTAGAAATACGTGTTATTTCAAGTTCAATTTATATAAATACTTAAAGGGACAATTTAGGAGGAGAGAAATATGAGTAAGAAAATCACAGAAAAGCTTAAAGAGATGTTGACTCCAGGAGATCTTAAAATTCTTGAGTCTGCTATCGAGAAGATGATTAATCAGAGAGTGACATTGAAGGAAGAGGAACTCAAGAATCGTTATGATGAACTTGCTGAAGAGTATGTTGCTAAAAAGATTTCAGAGGGACTTGAAGTTGCCAAAGCAGAACTGATTGAATCGTATGATGGGAAGCTTAAAAATATCGAGCAGAAAGTTGTAACAAAACTTGGTTCGTTTTTGGATCATGTTATTGTTGAACAGATTTCTGAATCAGCAATTGAGAAACTCGCTATTAATGAAGTTGCTATGCCAGTCGTTGAGCAAATTAAGAAAATATTTGGATCAAATTATATTGATCTCGATACAGATGGATCAGGAGTTCTTAGAGCAGAGCAGAAGAAATCTCGTCAGCTTAAAAATGAGTTGACAGAAGCATATGCTAAGATTATGGAATCGGAAGAGCGTCTTGAGAAAGCATCTACATTTTTGTTGATTTCTGAGAAGACTGATGGGCTTGCTCGTAGTCAGAAACAAAGAGTCGCGAATATGTTCAAGAGCAAGAAATTTGACGATACAAAAGAGAATATCGATACTTTTGTTGATATGGTTAAGGAATCTAAGGTTTATTCTGCTCGTCCTAAATCAACTTCGAGAGGAACTTTTCAGGAAGTTATTTCCGAGGGAGATTCTTTGGTAGAACAGAAAGCTTCGATTAATGAAGAGAGAGAAGAGTTTACTTTCGCAGAGAAAGCAAACAGATACATTTAATAAATTTTTAACAATTTCGTAAATTTAAATTAACTTAAACATACCGATGTTTATCGGGAATTAAAGCCTGTGTAAAGAAAAAGTCAAGAAATGAATCTTGGCTTTACTTGACAAAACAGGAAGAGAACTTGAGAATTATTGTTTATTTGTTTTCAAAACAGGAAATATTATGAGTTTAGCTCTTATTAAGAAGTGGGAAAGTGCGGAAGGAAAAATGTCGGTTCGTGATGTTAAAGATCGACATATTAAAGAGAACCTTGCTACTCTGCTTGAGAATCAGGAACGTAAGGATTTTAATGGACATGAGATTATTTCTGAATCTTCCCAGGGTAATATCAATACTGGAAATCTTGGTTCTGATGGTGATCCTTCGTCGTACATTTTCCGTCCGATTGCTCTCGCTCTCGTAAGACGTACTTTCCCCGATCTGTTCGCCAATAAAGTTGTTGGTGTTCAGGCAATGTCAACTCCCGTTGGACTTGCTTATGCTCTCCGTGTACTTTATGATAATGGATCTGGAACTGAAGCGGCATGGGATCGTGTTCCTGAGTATGCTGGTTATACAGGAAATACTCCTGGTGCATCTGCTGTTCTTGCTGGTTCACATTCGGGGACTTCTGCTGATACTGGTATATATGATGCTTCTGGTACTGGAATGTATACATCTGCCGCTGAAGCTTGGACAATTGCTAACAATTGTTATTCCGCAGATCCTGGTGCCACTGGTTGTGGAGATTGGCCTCAGTTGAAAATGCAAATCGATCAGGTTGCTATTACGGCAAAGTCGAGAAAGCTTGCTGCTTCTTTCAGTCTTGAAGCCGCTCAGGATGTTAAGGCAATGCACGGAATTGACATTGAGAGAGAGATGGTTCAGTTTCTTCAGTACGAGGTAACTGCTGAACTTGACAGAGAGCTTATCACAAGAATGAAGAATGCTTCTGTTGATACTGCTAAGGGTGGAGAGGTTATTGGTGCTATCGATCTTACTGGTGGTCTTAATAGCACTGGTATTGACGGAAGATGGTCTGGTGAAAAATATATGAATATTATATCCGCCATTGTCTATCAGTCGAATAAGCTTGCCGTTACCACACGTAGAGGTCCCGGAAACTTTGTTATCGTTTCCCCTGCTATTGCTACTGCTCTTCAGGCCGCTGGTCATCAGTTCGTTGCTTACAATCAGAATGTCAATCCTACTCAGGTTATGTCTTCTATTGGTAAGCTGAATGGTCAGATGGATGTTTATCGTGATCAGTATGCTCGTACTGAGTTTGCGATGGTTGGTTATAAGGGAGCTGGTGTTTCTGATTGTGGTATTATTTTCAGTCCGTACATTATGGGTTTGACAAATAGAGCAATTAGCACTTCCGATTTCTCACCTCGCGTTGGTGTGATGTCGAGATATGCCATTACTGATACGTTGCTTGGAAGCGGAAGATATTATCGCACAATTCCGTTCTTCAATGTCAACAAACTTATTCCTGGTGCTACTAACAGCAATCTTCCTTCGGGATTTGCTGGTAATGGTTACTAAGCGAAAATAGTTAAGACGTAATATTTAATTAGGTCAAGGTAAAAATGCCTTGGCCTTTTTTATAAATATGTTATAATAGTTGAAGATAGTCTATAATTCTTGTTGTAAACTTTGGAGATAATATGAGATGTGAAATTTGTAATAGTTACGAGAGTGAATCATATCATTCGTTATCATTACATATATCGAATAAACATAAAATTACATCGAAAGAATATTATGATTTATATATTAAACAAAATGATGGTAAATGTATATGTGGTAATGATTGTAATTTTAAGAATTTACGATATGGTTATTTTGAATATTGTTCATCTAAATGTTCATCGAATAACAAGAATACAATTGAAATGAGGAATCAGACTAAATTGGAAAGATATGGTGATGCTAATTATGTTAATATTGAGAAGGGTAAACAGACATGGGGAAATAAATCGAAAGTGGATTTGGAAGATATTAAAGAAAAAAGAAAGAAAACGAATATTGAAAGATATGGTGATGCTAATTTTACTAACAGAGAATTATCTAATCAGACTAAACTCGAAAGATATGGTGATATTAACTATACAAACAGAGAATTAAATAAAGATACTGTTAATGAGAGATATGGTTGTGATAATGTTTTTCAGAATGATAATATCAAACAGAAGATTAAAGAAACAAATAATGAGAGATATGGTGTTGATCATTTTATGAAGAGTGATATTGCTAAAGATATCATTGAACAAAATAAACAAAAATCAATGGAATTACATTTTAAACAATCTGAAGAACAATTTGTTGAGTATTTTGATATTTTAGATTATAAAGATTATAATAATATAACAATTAAATGTAAATATTGTGGATATATTAGTACAAGACAATATCAATTTTTACATTGGCGACTTGATAGGAATATTAATCCATGTTCGAATTGTTGTGATCTATCTAATAAGTCTAATGATGAAGTTAAAATATTAGAATTTATTAAAGAAAACTATAGTGGTGAGATATTGGAGAATTCGAGACAAATTATATCACCATATGAATTAGATATTTATTTACCAGAATTAA